TTTTCATAAAACTTCTTCACCTTTGGATTTGCCATTATTTTAGTATAATCAAAACTTGTCAAAAATAAACCTTCTAACGATTTTACACGCGAAAGTGCCACATAAGTTTGACCATATTCAAATATATTTTTTCCAATATCCATTATTGCACCATCTAATGTTACGCCTTGTGCTTTATGAATTGTTATTGCCCATGCATAAATTAATGGAATTTGAGATACACAAACACTTTTATTAGTTTCAGAATTCCAATTGTAATAACCTATAATAATAGGCTCACTAATATTATTAAATTTCACTAATGGCAAACCATTTTCAAAACCAATTATTAATCCTTGACTTCCATTTGCTATTTGATTTACACTATCCAAATCAATATTTGCAATACACATTACATGTGTACCTATTTTTAATTCTAAAGTTTGTTCAGCCATAATATTATTTGCCAAAAATTCATAATCATGCTTTAAAGAACTATTTGATGCTATTAATAAATCATTTAAACTATCTTCTAATGCTTCTGTTTTTTTTTTAGAACTATTTTTCAAATATTTTATATTATAAATATGTTTTTCAGCATCTTTTGGCAACTCACTATATGATTTTGCATTAATAAAATCTGAATCTCTTTTAAATGGATTAATAATTGTTAATACCTTATTTTTTCTTATTGTTTCTAATTCTTCTTTTTTAAAAATTCGTGATTCTAATAACGCTTTTGTTGAATGACTAATTCTACCTTGTCTTACATATTTTAAAATCTTTAAAAAATCTTGTTCTTCTTGTCTAAAAATACTTGTTAAAACTATTTGATTTTCTTTTGCAAAAAGTTGATTCCATAATTCATGCTCAAAACAAAACATAGATGCTTCTTTTTCCTCATCATTTGATTTAACTGGAGGTAATTGATAAAAATCTCCTGAAAATATAACTTGTAAATTACCAAAAGGTACATCTGGTTTTCGATATACTTTTCTTGCAATAGCATCTAAAATAAGTAGCAATTTTAATGACATCATACTAACTTCATCAATAATTAAACATTTTAAATTATACCAATTTTTCAATTTATACCTTTTTTTAGTAAAAAGCTCTTCCAAAATAGCTTCAATAGATTTATTTGCTAATCCAAATCCTGCAAAACGATGTAAAGTTGTTGCTTTGCAATTTAATAAAATACTTGCACAACCAGTTAAAGCACATACTTGAATTTTGTCATCATTTTCTAATGCCTCTTGTACAATAGTTTTTATTAAAAATGATTTACCCGAACCACCTGGACCAGTTAAAAATACATTTTCACCATTTTTATATTTTTCAAAGACCAAGCTTTGTAAAGCATTTAAAGTGGTCATAATATTATTATTTATTTAGTTATAATAAATAATAAAATTATTTTTAAGTATTTCAATTTTATAATAAAATAGTATTATTATAAATATGTCTTATGTATATTTTATAGAATCTACTCACGGATCAACTTATATTGGTGCAACAGTAAATTTAGAAAGACGTATAAGGCAACACAATAAAGAAATTAAAGGTGGTGCGACAGCAACATCTAATAAAGTTATAAATGGAGAAGTTTGGTCTTATGTGTGTTATGTTGAAAATTTTCCAACTTATAATGAAGCTTTAAAATTTGAATGGCGTTGGAAACAAATATCAAGAATATTACAAAAAAAGAATCCAAAACAAAATCCTAGAGAGAAAAGACTAGAAGCTTTGAAAATGTTATTAGAATTGGATAAACCAACTTCTAAAGCAATATTATATAGTGATTATGAAAATAAACCAAACATCGTTTATAATAATTAATTTTATAAATGATTAATAATTTAAATATTTATAGAATGCATTTTTAATTATATTAATACAAACTTTTGTCCAGAAAAATAAAAAAAATCACATAAATCATATATTAATATTTGTTATGACAAATGGTAACAAAAAATATTTGAGTATTTTTGCGTGTTTTTTTTTTTAAAAAATGATTTGTCAATTTTTTTGGAATTGGACATTAAAAAGTATGTCCATTTTTAAAATATATAACCCTTTATAAAAATTGAAAAATGAAAATTAAGGAATTTTACTCTTTACACCATAAATGCTGCAAAAAGTATATTTTTGTTTTTAAAAAGAAAAAATATTTTTTATAAAAAAGAATTTAGGGACTTTTTTTGTCAACATATATATATTGACAAATGTTGACAAATTTGGGACAAAAAAGTCACACTATTTTTATGTGTGAAAAATGTAACTTTAATACGTCACATAAAAGTAAATATGAAAGACATTTAAACACACGTAAACACAAAATGTTGACAAACACTGATGAAAAAAGTCACAATACATTATTCGTTTGTGAATGTGGAAAAACTTATAAATATCGTCAGAGTTTAAGTGTTCATAAAAAAAAATGTAATTTTACAAATAATAATACAAATGATACAAATAATACAAATAATACAAATAATACAAATAATACAAATAATACAAATAATACAAATGATATAACTTTACCTCTTATTAAAGATGAAAATAGTAACGAAGAATTGAAAAGTTTGGTATATAAATTAATAAATGAAAATAATGAAATAAAGAATACTATAATAAAAGAAAATAGTGAATTAAGAGCACAAGTAAGTGAGTTAATACCAAAAGTAGGAAATAATAATAATAATATAAATAATAATCAAAAACTAAATATTAATATATTTTTAAACGAGCAATGCAAAGATGCATTAAATATGAATGATTTTATAAAATCGATTGAAATCAGTTTAGAACAATTAGATTATACAAAAAAGAATGGATTAGCATTGGGCCTTAGTAATGCAATTGTAGAAAATATGAATAAATTAAGTTTATATGAACGTCCGATGCATTGTACAGATGTTAAAAGAGAAACATTATATATAAAAGAACAAGATAAATGGACAAAAGATGATAATAAAGAAAAAATAAAAAATGCAATTAAGAAAGCATCAGGAAAGAATTATAATGCACTACAAAATTGGAAAACTAATAATCCTGATTTTATAGATAATAATGTAAAACAAGAAGATTTTAGTAATATGGTTTCAACTATTGGAAAATTGAGTGAAGAAATTGATAATAGAATTATTAAAAGTTTATGTAAAGAAACATATATTAAAACTAATAAATAATAAACATAAATATAAAATATTATAATTAAATATAATATTTTATGACATTTTTAATTAATATACCAAGACCATTAACAATTATTGCTATGAATAAATTAGCAGAAGTAGATTATAATGTTGCAACAAAAGTAAGTGAAGGTGTTGCAGAAAGTGTTAAATGGGCATATATTCATGATCAGCCATGGTTAGCACAAGGATCAATAGAAATTTTACAAATATTAGATAATTTTGGAAGTATGCTTATTGCAATAGTTGTATGGATAGTTCATCATACATTATAAAAAATTAAAATATAAAATTAAGAAAATAATTTATAAATTATGATTTATTTAATAATTTTATATTTTATTATGAAAAAAATATATAATAATATAGATATTATTTATGATTTAGAATGGCATGATTATATCGGTAGATATATTTATGATATATGATATATGATATATGATTTATGATATATGATTTATGATATATGATTTATGATTTATGATTTATGATTTATGATTAATATTTAAAATTAAATACAATTTTATATACAATTTTATATACAATTATATGAAATTTATTGTTCCTTATTTATATAAAGTTAGTTGTGCTACATGTGGAGGATTATCTACTCTTCCTATAGATATATTACAAACAAAAATATTAACAAATACTTCAATAAATGTTAATTTTAATGAATTAAAATATATGTTTGCAATGTGTAATCTTTTTGCATTTCAAAATATAATTTATACTAATTCTAATTTTATATTAAATAAACCATTGCGTGGAATATTCACAGGTTTTATTATTACTCCAAGTGTTATTTATTTAAAAATGCAAAAATATTATAATCGTTTAAATGTTTTACCAAAATATAAATATTTTATTTTTTTCACATTTTTGAGAGAAATATTATTTTATAGTATTCTTTATAGCTTGTATATTACTAATTTAAAATATAATAATTTTTTATCACCATTAATAGCTAATTTTTTAGTATTTCCACTAAACGTTTTAAATGTAAAATATAGTTATAAAAAATTTAATATTAAAAGTAATAATATTAAATATTCAGCATTAATTGAAATTTTAAAATCTACAATTGGAGATAGTATTGCATTATTTTTAATATATAAAAATTAGACTTTTTCTATTATTTCACCTTTTACTGGTTTTATATCTTGTATTAAAACATATTCATTTTTTGGTTTTTTTATTTTACATAATATTCCTACAAAACAACTCATAGTAAATAAAATTAATAAATAATTACATTCTATACTTGATACTATAGATTTATACATTTCTTCATTAATTACTACATAATTTTCTATATTTTTTAAATATACATCACTTAAATGATCATTATTATAATTAGTATCCATTTTATATATATTACAAGAAAATTCTTTATATTTTTTAAAAATATAAAGAAATTGTTGGCATTTAACCAATATATTAGACACTATATAAGTGCTTTAATATTAAAAGCCTGATGGCGGTTTCGAACCACCGACCTTCGCATTACAAGTGCGACGCTCTACCACTGAGCTAATCAGGCAAATGGAGATGGGCGGCTTCGATCCGCCTACCTCTCGCATGCAAAGCGAGCGATCTACCAATTGATCTACATCCCCAAAAAAAACGACACCGACGAGATTCGAACTCGCGATCCCATTGGGAAACGGATTAGCAGTCCGTCGCCTTAACCGCTCGGCCACGGTGTCAAAAAATAACGACATCGACGAGATTTGAACTCGCGCGTGCTATGCACAACAGATTTCAAGTCTGTCCCCTTAACCACTCGGGCACGATGTCATTATTATAATTAGTATAATTTATTTAAATTAATATTAATTAAAATATAAATATTAATTAAAATATAAATTACGTTGTTTATATAATATGAATTATAATTTATATTATCAATTAAATGAATTAAATAAACAACTTTCAGATGATAATAATAGTAATATTTTAAATATTTATGAATTAATTAGTAATTTAATAAAAAATTTTAATATTAATATTAATATTACTCCTTTATTAGTTTTAATCTTAATTGATATTTTAGGTATAAATATGCTTTGGAATGAAAGATATGAACGCAGAATTCTTCATCATATTCAAAATAATAATTATAATTGTCATAAAAAACCTATTATATATAAAATAAATGGTATCTTGAATAATGAATTAGTTTCAAAAGTACTAAGTATAGATTATCCTGATATACAAGCAATAAATAATAAAAGTAAGTTATTATCAACATTACTTGGTGGTCAATATTCAAAACGAAGTTCTCTTTACTATGGTTCTTTTAATAAACATATTCAATTAGAATTAGAAAAAATAGCATTATTAATAAAACCAAAATTAGAAAAAATTTGTGGAAAAAAATTAAAATTAGCTAATTCAGATTTTAGATGTATTTTGCTACGTTATGAAGGCAAAGATAGTAACTTTAGATGGCATTATGACACTGAACCAAAAAATTGCTATCGAACATTATGTCTAATCAAAGCCAATGGAATAATACCTCCCTTTGTATATAAAGATAAATATCAAAAAGATAAAAAAATAATTTTATCGGTAGGAGATGGTATTTTATTTAAAGGAACTCAAACTTATCACAAAGTAGAAGAATCTGGAGATCCAAATACTGTTAGATGGATGTTAGGATTTCAATATGTTGCAGGAAAATATCCTAAAAAATGTAGATCAATATGTTCTGAATTAAGAGGAGCTAATATATCAAAATTAATTAAAATTTTTTTACCAAAATTGATTATTATGATAATACTAGTTCAAGGAAGTAATATTTTTTTTCCTAAATTATTAATTAATCTTAAAACTTATCTTATTGTATTTTTGATTATTACAATAATATCATTTATTTTACCAAAATATACCAAAAATATAGGAACAGGAATTGTAAGTACAATCTATAGTATATCTGTCTTTACTTTTATTTTAAATTGTCATTACTTCAATCCATTAATAAGTATTGGATATAATAGTTATATTCTTCTTACTGAGATGTTATTACCATCACAAATTATATCAAAAACATTAATAAATGGTGGTGCTTAGATTTGTTAAATATAATTTACACTTAATGTTAAAACAAATAATAATAAAGTACAAATTTCAGCCTGATTATGTAATGTATTTAATTCATGATATTTTTTTATATAATAATGAGCAAAATTAGGTTGATACATCATTGCAATTAGTGTTCCCAATATACGTGGAAATAGTTTTGGGTTTAAAATTGGTATAATTACACTTGATAATTCACTTATAGCAATTGCTTGAATTGGATGGTCAGGATATATTAAAGAGGCTGCTATTGCACGATTTGTTCTAATAAGTGGTGTTAAATACATAATTAATATATATAAAAAAAAGTATTTATATTAATTAAACTGAATTTAATTTATTTAATTGAGATTAATTGAGATTAATTATATTACCATTTTCATCACTATAAGATAATTTTTTTAGTTTATAATTTTTTTGTTTCAATGTAAAATCAATTGTTTTTAAACAACATTTACATGGTTTTGCATTCATTAATTTGTTTCCACTATTATTTGTTCTAAAAACTATCAAATTAATGTGGGCAATTTTTTCAGATTTTTTAAGACGTTGCACACAATCCACTTCAGCATGAATATTATCTTTATTTTGGTCACATGCTTTATTATTAAGATTGTATTGGTTATGGCCAAACGCGTAAAACACACTGATGATTTTTCTTAGGCGAGAACGCGACACATCCAATCTTTGCTTTTCCATTACAATTATTCTCAATTTGAGAACGCAAAGGAACATAATTATTCAAAATATTTTGCAAAACCATTATTAATTTAAGATCTATTTATTATATTTACTATTTTATAATTTTATTAATCAATTTTATTAATCAATTTTATTTGTATATATTAGTAATGGAAATAATAAAAATAAATGGTATTAAATACAAAAAATCACCAAATGGAGTATTTTTAATAAAGTATAATAAGGATAATAAGCAGGATAATGAAGATGATAAAATTTTTATAAAAAAAGATAGAATAAAAGAAGTTACTAGAAGTAATCCTCGTTTTTTTGAATTTCTAAATATAGAAGAAATAGTAACATTTTATATTAATTCTGATGAAATAAAATATATTAAATTTAATATAGATTTAAGTAAAAAAAATAATATTACATTGATTTCAGATGATGGAAATACAAAAAATGATTGTCTTGTATACGCTGAAAAATTATGTATATTAAATAAAACAAATAATGATTTTAAAAAATATAAAAAATTTACTGGAAAATGAGCCAAAGCAGCTTTTAAAGAAAAAAATACTAAATTACAAATTGGGTGGAGTGATGCAAATAATTTTAAAATTGTATTATCACAAATTTTAGATACAAAAGAATACTGTAAAATTAATCCAGATATAGGAGAAGCTTACTTACTTTCTAGATTACTATATAACCATGAAAATAATTATAAATTATTACAAGAATCAGAAAAAAGTGGATGTCCTTATCATACTGCAGCAGTGATTTTTAAAGATGGATCTAATTGTAATATAACTTTAGAAGCAGATTATTCTGATAGAGAAAGAATTATGCCAGTATTTGATATGTATTATGTCGGGATTGACGCAAAATTAATTAAACATACATTTTATTACAGATTTATAGAACAATATACTATAATATATAATTCAAAATTTGAATTACCAAAGTTATCTGAACAATATACAAAATTTCTTAAATCTAATATTCTACGTAATGGAAGACAAGTAAAACCTGTATTATTATGTTTATATATTGATTCGAACTTATTACAAGATAGTATAAGAAGAAGAAGTAGAATTTCAAGAAATTGTACACAATGTAAAACTACAATAAAAAATAAAACAAAATATTCAATAAGAAGTGAAACACGAGCAAAATCAGAACCACTCCCAAATAATAGACAATTACATACAAAAGTACTAAGAAAGACTCAATCAGAACGTAAAAGAAGTAAATCAAAGACACAAAAAAGCACTTAATAAATAATTTAATAAATATTTTTTTCATTTACACCATATTCAGTATTTATTTTTTTTTGAATATTATGTCCAATAATTAATGCTTTTCCTCT